AGAAGCATAAGAACCGCCCTGACAAGGCGGTTTTGTCGTATTATGACACTATTAGATACCTAAATATCTAAAAAGTATTTTAAATGGAAAATATTTACGAAGAAATATATCAGCATCTTATTAATCAGGGTATTGAAGAAGAAGTTGCAACAAACTTCGTTAATAAGATGTATGATGAAGAGAAGTATCATGAAGTAGAAGTACTTGATGAGGGTGTACTCAGAGGTCTTGGCGCAGCAGCAAGATTTATTAGAAGACTATCAAAGACCAGAGTTGGAAAGGCTGGTATGTTTGGAACTGGTGCTGCAGGACTTGGATATGCTGGTTATTTGGCAGATAACCCAGGGAACTCCAAGACTAATAAACCTAAGACTGATAAACCTAAGGTTGTTCAAACTAAAGACGCACCTACACCTGAACCACCTAAAGTTGCTGATACTGCACCAGCAACTCCAGAGAATAGTACAGTTGCTGATAAAACATCATCTTCAGCAGGCAAAAAAGTTGATAAAGTCATTGATAAGGTGAAAAAATCAAACAATGATCGCAAGAAAGAACTTGAGAGAATTAGAGGTGCTGCTGCTCTTGCAACTATCGGTAGATCTAAGAATGCTGATAAAATTTTAACGGGTAGAAGTACATCTAAGAATGTTAACAGTATCGTTGACAAGTCTTATAATCGTGTTCTTAATGGTAGTCCTAATGATGTTAGAGACAGAGATGTTAATGCTAAATCAGGATATGATCCTAGACTGAAGTCTGAACGTAATCGTAAGAAGGCAGAGAAAGAAGAATCAAAAAAGAATAAGTAGACACTTTTTAAACTGTCTGTTCGGAGGTCTTAGGACCTCTTTTTTTTGTATAATACTTCCATACGAAAGGAACTAATGATCCGCCACGAAATAAAGTCTCAACTCGCTAAACTCCTTGCGACTGAAGACCTAGTGGTTGAAAACAAATATGTTGAGACTGCTCAGTTCAATGTTCATACCCGTGTTCTGACACTGCCTGTCTGGGAACGTGCAAGTTCTGAAGTTTATGATATGTTGGTTTCTCATGAAGTGGGTCATGCTCTCTATACCCCTGATAGTGATTGGTTTAGATACCGAAAGATCTCTCCACAATTTGTGAATATTGTTGAGGATGTTCGGATTGAAAAAATGATGAAGCGTCGTTACGCTGGTATCTCTAAAACTTTTTATCGTGGATATAAAGAACTTTCTGATGAAGATTTCTTCTGTATTGAGAATGAAGATGTAACTAAGATGAATCTTGCTGATAAAGCAAATCTTTATTTTAAGATTGGTAGTTTTATCGATATTGACTTTAACACTCAAGAACATATTCTAATTGAGAAGATTGCTAATGCTGAGACTTTTGATGATGTTCTGGATGTTGCTGAAGAACTCTACAACTACTGTAAGCAACAGCAGGAAATAAAAACTAAGACTGATGACTTGCAAGTGCAGGGTGGTCAGGGTGAAGGTGAAGATCAACCTGAAACGAATACTGAACAGCAACCTGGTCTTGATAATGGAATTGATGAGGCACCTCAACAAGAATCTGAAGATTGTGAATCTATACAACCTGAAGATTGTGAATCTTATGGCGGAACTGAGAATGATGATGAACCTGAAGTTTCTACCGCTCAGAGTTTGGAAGATGCTCTGAAAGATCTTGCTTCAAATGATGGTTGGGAAAATGTCTATCTTGAACTTCCTAAACTTGATCTGAAGAAGATTATTATTCCCAACGCGGAAGTTCATTCTCGTTTTGATGAGTGGAATGAATTTTTGGAAGTTCATGACCTAGATGAAGAATATATCTTTGGCAGGGCTGATATTGAGTTCAGAGATTTCAAGAAGTCTTCTCAACGAGAAGTTAATTATCTTGTAAAGGAGTTTGAGTGTAAGAAAGCAGCAGACTCTTATGCCCGTTCTACCACTGCTCGTACTGGTGTTCTTGATTGTTCTAAACTTCACACCTATAAGTATAATGAAGATCTTTTCAGAAAAGTAACCACTCTTGCTGATGGTAAGAATCATGGTCTTGTATTTGTCCTTGATTGGAGTGGTTCTATGGCCAACGTTCTTCAAGATACTCTGAAACAACTTTTCAATCTGATGTGGTTTTGTAAGAAAGCATCTATTCCTACTGACGAGGAAAAGTTGTTGGATCTTAGAACGCAAACTACTGCTTATGAAAAGCGTGAGGGTCTGATTGCTGTTGGTCCTTGGTTTAGTATGATGAACGTCTTCACTAGCAATGTTAAGTTGAAAGAACTTGAGCAGCAAATGAAGAACTTCTATCGTCTTTCTTACAACATGACCCGCTGGTCAAATGCTCCGATTCCTACTGGTTTGGGTCTATCTGGAACTCCTCTGAATGAAGCATTCATTTCACTTCATCAAATTCTTCCTCAGTTCAGAAAGCAATATAAGGTTCAAAAAGTTCAGTGTGTTGTTCTTACTGATGGAGAATCTGGCGGTATGAAGTATCATAAAGAAGTTCAACGTAACTGGGAAGATAGTCCTTTTCTTGGAGTTGGTTCTATTCAGCAGAATGCTTTCTTGAGAAATCGTAAGACTGGTAACACATATTCTTTTGAGTGTGAATGGTGGGCGATGAGTGATATCTTCCTCAAAGATCTGCGTGATGGTTTCCCAGATGTGAGTTTCATTGGTATCCGTGTCCTAGAATCACGCGATGCTAATAGTTTCATTCGTCGTTATACTGGATGGACTAAAAACTTTGATAAGATTCAGAAAGTGTGGAAAAAAGAACGTTCGTTTGCACTTCATGATGCTGGATATCACACCTATTTTGGTATGTCTTCTGCTGCACTTTCTAACGATTCTGAGTTTGATGTTGATGAAGGTGCTTCCAAAGCAAAGATTAAATCTGCTTTCGTGAAAAGTCTGAAGAATAAAAAAATGAATAAGAAAGTATTAGGTGAGTTTATTGAACTTATTGCTTGAATAAATAAATGTATAGAAAATCTGTTAGGCGATGAAACCTTCCCCAAGAAAATTAAAAGAGACTAAAGAGATCTATGAACAGGTCGTAAAACACCTCATTGAGGAAGGTTATGCGACTGATTCAGATTCAGCGGATTCCATTATCAGTGGAATGAGCGACCAATGGTTTGAACAAATCCAGGAGAACTGATAAATGGAAAGACTTACAGGAAAAGATGCAAAACTTATGATGGAGGCACTTGCCGCCGTCTATGAAAAAAAAGGTGACTGTGTAGATAAGGATAAAAAGACTAAGCACAATTGTGCTAAAAAAGTCTGCTCTGAGCAGTGGGGTGAAGGAACTTGCGTTCCTGAGCACCATACACTTCTTGAAGATGGAACTGTAACTCATTATGATGTTGTATTTGAGCATGGTTTAGAGAGAATGGTTCCTATTCAGGAACTTGAAGTTCTCGTCACTGAAATGCATGAACATGCTTCTATGGAAGGTGGACATATTGATGAAGGAATTAATGATGATCCAAGATTTGGAGTCCTAGGTCAAGTAGGAAGACTTGGCGCGAAGATGTTTGGTAACGCATCACAAAGAAATAATGCTGTCAGTTATGAAAGATCGATTAATGATCTGAGAAAAAGCAGAGGTGGCGGTAATGTGTCACAAGGTGCTGATGGTAAACCAATTACTGCTGCACAAATTGCTGCTGAAACAAAAAGAAGACGTTTAGCAGATCCAAAATATAAGCCAGGTCAAGGTGTTGACAGTGGTGCCAAACCTGGTTCTGGTGGCACATCTCCTGCAGTACCATCTAACAATGCTGTTGCGTCAACATCATCTGCACCTGCACCTGCTAGAGACAGGATGGCTAACGCTTCAAAAGCAGAACGTATGGCAGCCTTTGCTAAGGCAAATCCAAAACTTGCTGCACGTCAGGCAGAAAGGGATCGCACTCGTGGAACAAGCGCCACTACTAATCCTTTGATGAAGGATATGAAGTCGAGAATGCCTGCACCTGCTCCTAGTGCAGCACAAAAGCAAGCATCAGTTAATGCTGCTGTTAAATCTGCTAATAGACCAGAAGTCTTGAATAAGCAGGCACCTGCTGGCAGTGCTCTTCGTCGTCAACAAGACAAACAGGCTGCTGCTAAACCTACTCCTGGTGCTGGTGCTGCTGCCGGTTCTATGAAATCTGGTACTGCTGCTGGTGGTTCTGGTGGAAGTATGGGTGCTGCTGCTGGACGATTGGCACCTAAGCCTACATCCAATAATTCTGGACAAAGTGTCGGCAAGACTAAAGAGATGATGGACAAAGGTAAGAAAGCCATCTTCAAAAAAGAAGATCTTGACGTATTTGATACTATCAAGGATCATCTTATTACTGAGCATGAATTCTCTGAAGATGTTGCAATTAAACTTATGTCTATTCTGGATGAAGAAACCAGAGGAGATATTATGGAGTATACTGCTGCAATCAGAGCAGATGCTGCTCCAAAAGGTACAACTATGAGGATGACCGCTGGTGGTAAAGAACCGCCTGGTGATAGACTTCTGAGAGGAATTAAAGACAGAGTGGGAGGTTTCCTTCAAAAATTAAATCCTAAAGCGATGAAGTCAACTAATGGTGAACCACGTAAACCGCTTGTATCAACTCAAAAAAATTCTTATGAACTAGAAGGTGAATTAGTTGATGAGGGATCTTGTGGTTCCAAAAAGAAAAAAAAGTCTAAGAAAGGAGGCTATTGAAAATGACTAGATTTGGAGATTTACTGGGCGGCAAGTCTGCACCAGAACCAGTAAAAGAAGAAGTTCTAATTACTCCTGAAGAGGAAGTGCTTACTGAAGCAAGTCCTCTTGAGGAAATGAGTAAGAAGCAACTTGAGAACTATGGTAGAACTCTTGGTGTTGAACTTGACAGAAGGCATAGTAAAGAATCTTTGATTGAAGAACTCAAAGAAGTAGAAGGGGAGTAATCCACTTTCCTAACTGTCCACAGGGGGTCTTCGGACCCCCTTTTTTATTGTATAATTACTTCAGTTAAAACAAACAACCCAATGGGACTGTCCAAAAGCAGTATCATCGAATCACTTCAAGAAACTTACGGCGAATCTGTGACTACAGCAGATATCCGTGCTTGGTGTGCGATGAATGACTGTAATTATCAGACCGTTACTAATAAACTCTCTGATTGTAAAGTTGGACGCGGTAAATGGAATCTGACTGTACAAGAGAAACTAGAACAAACTTATCAAGCACCTCCTGCGTTGCCTGCTATTGAACAAAATCTTATTCCCCAGAAAGATGATTCCTTCGTCAAGTTTGGCAACTTTGGTGATATTAAAAAAATTATTGAATCCCGTGTATTTTACCCTACGTTTATCACGGGTCTCTCGGGTAATGGTAAAACGTTTTCTGTTGAGCAAGCGTGCGCCCAACTCGGACGGGAACTCATCCGTGTAAACATTACAATCGAAACTGATGAAGATGATCTTATTGGCGGTTTCCGCCTTGTCAATGGTGCAACCGTCTGGCATAATGGACCAGTCATTGAAGCACTCCAGCGAGGAGCTGTCTTGCTCCTTGATGAGATCGACCTCGCTAGTAACAAAATTCTCTGTCTCCAAAGCATCCTTGAGGGAAAAGGAGTTTTCCTTAAAAAAATCGGTCGATGGATTGACCCTGCAAGTGGATTCAACGTTATCGCCACAGCAAACACTAAGGGTAAAGGTAGCGACGACGGACGATTCATTGGAACTAACGTGCTCAATGAAGCCTTCCTTGAGCGATTCCCAGTAACCTTTGAGCAGGAGTATCCTACTGCTGCTATTGAAATCAAGATCCTCAACAAACTTTGTACAGATGAAAACTTCTGTAAGCGACTTGCCGACTGGGCAGACATCATCCGCAAAACCTTC